TAAAAGTAGAAAATAATGTAATTGTCACATATAAATATTTATTTTAAGTTAAAGTAAATATTTATTAAATTGTTACTCAATTGACTCATTTATATTTACATAATAATCAATTAATCCATCAGGTGAGCGACTTGACCGACTTGACCGACTTGGCCAGCAGGTCGAGGGGCTTGGATAGCAACATCAGTAGCAGTATCAGATGCAGCTGTGTAAACAGCAATTAAACCGTGGGTATTTTTATTCGGTAGAACATACCCACCTTGGTTAGGAGCTAGTATGGGGGTGTTTACAGTCGTGTCTTGAACAGGTAGAAGTGGGTCATAATTTAGAGCAGTTCTCTGGCCATCATTATTATATATTATAGTCTTAGAACCAATAACTAGGGGAGTTGTTGGTGCTCCTTGTGTAAGAGCTACAGATTTTGTATCTGCAACTACAACACTTCTAAGTGAAAATTGTGATCCTTGAATTGTAAGAACATCGTCGATATCCATTGGGTCATTGTTGATACGAGAGAATCCACTTACGCCAACAGGGAAGTTTTTCATTGTCATGGGTTTGAAAAAGTCTAGACTGATATGTGTTGAACGTCTGTCAATGTATACAATAAGAACACCACGTGAATATAATACTTTAGATGCACGGCTTACAATCGCATTACCTTCAATAAATTGCATTGGCATAGCTTGTTCTACATGTCTTGCAACACTAGTTAGTGGTTGTGTGGGGGCCAATGCGGGGTTTGCTTGATAAACATTATTTACTAATCTAATAGTTACCATTGGAACACGAGTTACAGTTGGGTTAATAGATTGAGCATAAGGATTGTGTCCAATACCCATGTTAGGAACTAAACTAGTGGGGTAGGTGGCAACAACTGTAGGTCTGTATGAGAAAGCAGATAAAAGTCTTTTGACTACAGTTCCGTCATGACGTCCGTATACAAGATCAGGGTTATCGTATTTGTTAAGACGGCATACATCAACTGCTGCCATAAATTCACCAAATGAAGCATTGTAGAATTGACCATTACGTAGGTGTAATACATTGTTCCAAAGTTGGTTTTGTAAGTTAGCACGATGAAGTAAATCGGCAAGAGGAGAACTGTTATCACAGATGATATCATTGGGGTCAGTTACCATATCGTAGAATAGTTCGTAGTCGGGTCTGGTATTAAGAGCTTGTTTGTTGTAACGGGTAGCAACGATGTTACTAATGTTACTTTGTAAAAAGTGAGTATCAAGTTCACGAATTTTGTTTAAGAAAAGAGCAACTAATACGGGATGTACGTGGCTAGCACCAACATGATGGGTTCTATCATATACACCTGCTAGAGCAGCTGGACTTAAAGGTCCTGGGCGGTTTGCTCGCGTTTTTGGTTGATAGGTCATGGATTGGAGGAGAACTTGGGCATGAAGAGGTTTGGATGCGGCATTAAGTTTAAGGATTTCTTGAAGGTTTCTGTAATCACCTTGAGTTGTATCAAAACCGGAACTTTCAGTATCAGCCAAGTTACCGAGAACTTTCATCATGTTTGTAAGAGGGACAACAACTTCGTTTCTGCGGGAAGTTCCAGCTAATTCTTGTTCGTAAATTCTTACGAATTCAGCAAAAGCAGCTTCAGATAGTTTGTATTTTCTGGCATGAAGACGTGCTTTTTGTAAAAGCATATGATAGGGAACATTTGTTGAAGCATAACGGTTGCGTACAGCTTGGGCGAATTTTTTGGCGTGTTTGACAACAGCGCTGTGTTGATGAACAAAAACGTCTTGGATACGAGATACAAGCTCATTATCACCATATTTATTTCTTAATCTGAGGAGAGCGGCTTGGTCAACGCGGTCTCCCATTCTGAATAGATTGGCAACTTCTTTATCTACAGTGCTACCCTCTCTAGTTGATTTAGATCTTCTAGACATATTATATATATTGTCATAGAAAAAATAATTTTTAAATATTTAATAAAACTTAATTATTTTTTATTAAATATTAATTTTCTATATATTTTTTTTAAAATTCTTTTTGTTGAGTTAATAAAAATTGATTTTGATAATTATTATATTTTTAAAGGTTTAATAAGATATACTATATATGAAAGATTTATGGATAAATAAATGGAAACCAAAAGATATTAGTGAAGTAATTGGTAATAAGACAGTGATTAAATATATCGACGATTGGTTATCTAATTTTGATAAATCCAATCATAATACTGTTATTATTACAGGAATACATGGAATAGGTAAAACATTAATTATTAAATTGTTATTAGAAAAATATAATTATAATACTAAAACAATATATCCTGACGATATAAAAGGTTATCGAACTAATGAAAATTTTATAGATTATTATAATTATGATAATTCAATTAATACCAAAGTAAATATGAAATCAAAAGAAGCAAAGAAGTTAGCACTTATTTTCGATGAAACAGAGTCTATTTCTCTAACAAGCGAAAGAAAATTTGTATTTGATATTTATAAAAACAATACGAAACATAAAATGTTCCCATTAATCTTTATTTCAAATAATAATCATAGTAAATTAATCAATGATTTGAAGAAAAATTGTAAAGAATTTAAATTTTATTCACCTTCTTCATATGAAATACATTATTTAATAAAAAAACTATGTAAAAAGGAAAATATATGTATTGCAGATAATAGTGCCGTTACGAAACTGATTGATTTCTGTCAACATGATATCAGACGATTATTAAATATTTTACAAGAATATTCATATAATTATAAATCTATTAATATTGAAGATATAGAAAAATTTATTGAATCATCGATAAAAAAAAATACTGAAATCGGTTTATATGATGCCTCATTACATTTAATTAATAATTATGATAGTTATGATGAAATATATCAATTATATGAAACTGAAAAAGTATTACTCCCTTTAATGATACATGAAAATTATTACAAGAAAGTTTTATCAAAAAAGAATAAATTAAATTGGGACATGCAATTAAATCAGCTATTAAATATATCCGATTCAATATCAAAAGGAGATAATATCGAAACAAGTATATATACTGATCAAAATTGGTACTTGCAAAATATTCATGGATATTATACTTGTATTAATACATCGTATTGGATTAATAAATCTGCTAAAGAATTAAATTATTCAGATATTAAATTTAGCACTGATTTAAATAAAACCTCTTTAAAAAATATAAATAAAAAAAATATAAGTAATTTACTAAAGATAATTCCTAAAAAATCAGTTGATGAAATACTTTTATTATGTAAACTTACCAATCATTTAGTTAATAATAATAGATCGGATGAAATCATTAACATTTTAAAACATTATAAGAAAGACTTGGATGTAAAAGATGTAGAATTATGTTTGAAAATCGATAAAACAGTAGAGTTTATCACCTTTTCTACCAAAGAGAAAAAAGGAATAACAGCTTTAATTTAAAAATATTTTTCTTTTATTTTGTGTAAACCAAATATTTGAATATTGTTATGTGAGTTAGGTGCATTTAGAAAATAAAAATCATCATTTAAATAGGTTAATAATTTATTTATCCATTCAAGTTCCTTATCTCCATTAATAGTTATTTTATCTTGTGTTAATAATTTATGATAAAATTTCATGCGATAGTTTGTAGCATCTTTAAATAAAACAGTATTGTCTCTGATTTCATTAATTTTATTAATAATATTAGTATTATTAACTCCTTGAATCATATTAGCCCATGTAAATTTACTATTCATAGTAATAATTCCATAAAAAGCAAATTTAGCTGTCATATATTTTTTATTATCATTATTATAAAGATGCAATAAATCACTGTCGTTCTTATCAAATTTGATAACATAATTATTGCGAATATTTAATATTTTATTTACTTTTTTATGTTTTCTTTTGTATGATGAATCTATTTTGCTTAAAATACCCATATATATTATACTATAAAATAAAATATAATACATATATATATATAATGGTATTTAATTACATTATAATATGTATATGTATTTTATTTTTATTTTTGTTACATTCTAACAAATTAGAACATCTTGTTAATCTTGATGAAGAACGAAAAAAAAAACTTAAAAAATGTTGTGAAAAAGAAAAATGTTATGATAAACCACCTTTCTTACATGGTAATTGTCAAGAAAATAAAAGCGTAGCCGCTGCACAAGTTAATGAACAATACAAACAAATGTTTACCAAAGAAGAATATAATAAATTAAAAGATAATATTGATTATAATGTTGTTGAACCAACAGATTATCAAGATGTTATAATTCCAACAATACCCGAAGATGTAAACGAACAAGTATCAACAGATGTAACAGATATGTTACCTGGATATAATGCTGAATTCAATGCTCAACACCAAATTATCAATTAAAAAATTAGTATAAATATGCAAAGTTTTTGTTTAGATTATATGAAATAAAATAATTTCTATCTTATTTTATATAATGAATATTAATTTACTTATTGAACTTAAAAAAGAGTATACTACACATTTATTAAATATATTATCTCCTGTAATTTTTAGTGGATTAGCTTCTATATATTGCCAAGCAAAAAAAAATGTAGACCATAACACTGTCTTAAAAACATTCCAAAGTTGTTTAAAAAAAATTCCAAATTGGGATGTTACTATGATAGAAAAAGAATGTAAACGTATAATTGAAAAAACTAAAACTACATGGTTGGTTGATTTAACAAAGGCTGTTATCAAAGCAAATATAGTAGTATTATCTGTAAATGATATACCGACAAATGTATATGAAGAACTAACTTTTGGAAAGTTCATCCATAATGTTTATATTGAATGTGCTAGAGAGTTTTGGATTGACCCATATCTATTTTATCACGAGTGTTCTTCAATGGAAATAAAAAGAAATAACATAATAATTATAAAAACTATTCGTAATTGTATAGAAAATGCAATTAGAAAAACTTTACCAATGCAAATAATCTTAAAAACTTATTTAGGTGCGAATGAAGAGACAGACAAAGAATTTGATTTTGATAATATGAGTAAAGCCGAAATGATGAATATACCTTTACTTTTACAGAAAGATATTAAAGCTACCGAACAAAAACAATATCATACATCTCATGTTAAAACCGAATCTGATAATACAAATAATAAAATATTACAAATGATAGAAAGACAAGATATTAAATTATCAGAATCTAATGACAAAACTAAAAATACACCAGAGCGTTCAATTCAGTCAGGTCGTTCAATTAATTCTAGTTCAAATAAAAAATCATCATCTACTTTAAAAAGAATTATTAATGAATCTGTTAATAAAACTCACAATAATTCAACACGTAGTTTATCAATTGATAGTAAAATGAAAAATAAGTTAACTAAAAATTTAGCTGATAGTGATACTATGACATATCATCCCGAAGAAAATGTTAATAATTATCAAGATATTTTTTCAAATAGTGATATTAAACCTAAAAGTACATCTGATCATAGCACACGAAATAATGAAACGCTTGATACTCAAGAAAAAAATGATAAAAAATCAAGAGATAAATTTTTTAATAACTATTTAAATATCTGATTTATCATTACTTTTATTTTCAAAATAAATTGAGGGTAGAATCCTATCTAAAATAGCATATCCTATTGAAATAATAAAACTAACCATTAATATATCTTGTTGTGGAATAGGATTTTCTGGAATATATCTAAGAGATAATCCGGTTATTATACCAATTAAAATATATTTTAATATTTTATTAATAAATTCATTCATATTATAAATATATTAGAAAAATATTTCTAATATATTTATATGAGTCCAATTATACTAGTATTAATAGTAGGCATAGCATTAATTTATTGGTTCCAAAAATCAATGGTAAATAATAAAAGCAATCAGGATGGTAATAATAAAATTAGACAATTATATAATAATATTAAACTTCCTGTTCTTGTTATATGTATGTCTCTTATAATAATGTCGTTATGTACAACTCAAGTTACCTCTAATGTTACCGAACAAAAAGTATTTACTAGTTTACCGAATTTCTAAAAAATTCACTGATACTTTATTGCTTTAATACAAATTAAAACGCAGATTAAAATAAATTTTCTATCTAATATTAATGAGTACAAAAGATATTAAACTCGGTGGGTCGCGTCTAAAAATTAAAAGATTTGATATTAAAAGTATGCCTGATAATGTAACTATTGCCATGATTGCAAAAAGAGCTTCTGGCAAAAGTTTTTTAACTAGAGAAATATTATTTCATAAACGTCATATACCATCTGTAGTTGCTATTAGCAAAACAGAAAAATTAAATAAATTTTATGGAAAATTTATTCCTGATATCTATATTTATGATAATTATCAAAATTCTATCTTAACTAAAATATTTGCTAGACAAGGTAAATTATGTGAAGATAACGACCGTAAAAAAACAGAAGGTAAAAAAGTCAAAGATGATAGGCTTATTTTAATTATGGATGATTGTATGAGTTCTAAAGGTTCATGGATTAAAGAAGAACCTATCCGTGAATTATTTTTTAATGGAAGACATCACCATGTTTCATTTGTTTTAACCATGCAATTTTCTTTAGGTATTCCACCTGAAATGAGAAGTAATTTTGATTATATTTTCTTATTAGCAGAAGATTTCATATCTAATAGGAAAAGATTATATGAACATTATGCTGGTATGTTTCCATCATTTGATTTTTTCCAACAAGTTTTTTCAGAAGTAACAGATAATTATGGATGTCTTGTCATTAACAATCGTATTCATTCAACAAATATTACTGAAAAAATATTTTGGTATAAATCCAAAGAAACACCAGATTTTACGATGGGTTCTCGAAAATATAAAAAATATCATAAGAAAAACTATGACAAGAATTGGAATAAAAGAATTGAAGTTTTTAATCCTTCTGATTTAATAACTAAAAGGAAAAATGATATGAAAATATTAATTGAAAAAGTTAGAGAATAGATTACAATCAGGATTTATTGGGAAGTTTTTTCTAAATCTTTACGTAGGGATTGGTCATTCTCTTGACAACTTTTAAGTCTAACTTCCATCTTTTTAATTTGTTCATCAATGTTTTCTAAACTAGTAGTTAACGTTTTAGCTTCGTCGATATTTTTTACTTTACTTAATTTCTTGGTTAATTCGTCTTTATTAGTCTGGCGTCGTTGTAAGTTTTCATTGATATTTTCCATCATTTTTTCGGTTTTTCTAATTTCATGGAATATCTTAGACTGGTCCATACTTGTTTTATGTCCTTTCATAAGAGAATTAAGTTGTTCGTTCGCATATTCAGAATCATTAACAACTTTTGAGTTTGGATCAGGGTCAAAGGGTAGCCATTTACCTCCCTCACCTACAAATACATGATGTGCTTGATCGAATTGTTGAATAATTTTTGCTTGTTCACATGCTTGTTCATATGTATCAAATGCACCACCAAATCGCACCCCAGTTACGGTATGTTTATCATTTTCCTTGTTAGATAAAAATGAAATACATATATATTTTTGATTACTTGGTAGCATAGAAAGTTCAGATAGTTGATCGGTCATTATAAAATAACATGAAGTTTATCTTTTAAATATATTTATGTTGTAGGATAAAATTCCCATTTTAGATGTTTACAAAACTTTTGCCATATTTGGTCTTGTTCCATTAATTTTGTTGGTTGTAGCATTGGAAAATAAGTTAACAGGTCATCAAGTTCTAATAATTCACTAAACTTGTACAGAATATATGGATATGATAAGAAATTTTTTCTACCTTTCGGTTTATACAATTCCCATGGTTCTTGGATTTGCATAAACATTTGAATAAATTTTGTTTCAGTATTTAGGTCAATTCGAGGTGCTGGTACACCTGTTAATTTATTTATAATAAATGGTATATGTTCATATAGTTTATTATAACCAAGTTTTTTTAATATTTTTTGCATCTTATATCTATTTAATTTATCAAAACTCGTTACTCTATTCTTATTTAATTCAGTTATTATATCTTCAAACACTTTTTCAGATATTTCTGTTGTTTCTTTTGCTTGAAATTGATTCAACCATTCTTTGAAGTGATTTCGTCTTTGATAAGGAGAATAATCTTTAATTTGTTTATCTTCATCAATAATAACAAATTCCATATCACCACATTCAGGGCAAATATAAGATGATTCTTCTAAATCCAAAGTTTTTTCAATATCACAATATTCACAATAGCGTATACGATTAGTACCATCATGTTTATTTACTCGTACCCCATCTACTCTTTGACAAAATCTATCAAATAATTCTGCTCTGCCCATACTATCATTTGATGTATTATTTTTTAAAGTTGGAGTCAAGTACTCCATTATATTTTTTGATTCTAGCGTATTATCATTATTATCCTTCCTCAAATCATAGTAGTCTGTTAATAAATCTCCAGTCAGGTCGTAATAATTAATTTCTTCATGATTATTAATTATTTGTTCTATTTCTTCACTATATTTTTTTTGTAAATTCAATAATTCTGCTCTTTTTTCTAAATCTACTAACATATTACTATTGCGCTTGTCTTTTAATAATGCTAATTCTTTTTCTACTTTTTTTAGAGTTTTTACAACCTTGTCAAGAGAACATTTTTTATTTTCAAAAGATTTTATTTTTTGAAGATGTTTTTTTTCAAGAGTGTTAGAATCTTTCATTGTACCATTGGATTTACTACCAGGTGATTTTTTTATCCTAAAGTTGGACATATATTAAAATAATTAAAAATAACTTTAAGTTAAAATAAATACTGTTTAAATAGAAAAAAAATTTCAAAAATATAAGTAAAAAACATTTAAAAAAGATTAATTTAAAAAATATTAAGAATTTTTTTCTAATCTAGTTATATACTAATATGGCTGGTGCTCTTATGCAACTCGTCGCTTATGGCGCTCAAGATGTTTACCTTACCGGTAATCCCCAAATTACTTTCTTCAAAGTAGTCTACCGCAGACATACTAACTTTGCTATGGAAGCTATGGAACAAACCCTTAATGGTACATCTGATTTCGGTAACAAAGTTACTTGTACTGTATCCAGAAATGGTGATTTAGTCGGTCCCTGTTATCTTGAAGTAACTATGCCCGCTTTAACTGCTGGTGGTCCCGATGCTGATCAATACGATTGGGTCAATCGTGTTGGTTTCGCTTTAATCAAAGAAACTGAACTCCTTGTTGGTGGTCAATCTGTTGATAAACAAACTGGTGAATGGATGCATTTATGGACAGAATTAACTTCTACCACTGCACAAAAATCACTCTTAAACAAACTTGTCGGAACTAAATCTGCTGATGGTCTTAACCACTCTTCTGATAACGGTCAGTCCGCTCTTACTCTTCATGTTCCCCTTCAATATGCTTTCTGCAGAAATCCCGGTCTTGCTCTTCCCTTAATTGCTCTTCAATACCACGAAGTCAAAATTACTATTGAATTCCAATCATCTGCTAACTGCATCCAAGCTGGTTCAACTTCTACTGCTCTTTCCAATGTATCTTTATGGTGTGACTACATTTTCCTTGATACCGAAGAACGTAAAAACTTTGCCCAAAACCCCCATGAATACCTTATCGAAACTGTCCAAACTCAAACTAGCTCCGTTGACGCTAGCTCAACTAACAGTGTTAGACTTGTCTTCAACCATCCCACTAAAGAACTTGTATGGGTAACTAATGGTCAAGATAGTGGTACTCCCGAATCTGATTTATTCACCCAATTCAATGCCGACAGAACAACCCACACTCTTAGCGCCATGAAACTCAAACTTAACGGCCAAGACCGTTTCGCCGCAAGAAATGGTGACTACTTTAACTACGTTCAACCATGGCAACATCACACCGGATACCCCGATCTCGGTATCTATTCTTACTCCTTTGCCATCAAACCCGAAGAACATCAACCTTCTGGAACATGCAATTTCTCCCGTATCGATAACGTCAACCTTGATGTAACAACTGGTTCCACTGCTACCAGTATAATCATATATGCCCACAGCTACAACGTTCTCCGTGTTGCTTCTGGTATGGGTGGTCTTGCTTACTCCAACTAGATTTACTAATTTTACTAATTTTACTAATTTTACAAAAAATATGAAAATACTTTAAAAATTTTAATATTTAAAAAATATTTAAAAATATTAAAATTTTTTTTATTATAATATAAACAATTTACTTTAAAATATTTATATCATATAAAAAAATATTAAGAATTTTTTTCTAATCTAGTTATATACTAATATGGCTGGTGCTCTTATGCAACTCGTCGCCTATGGCGCTCAAGACGTTTACCTTACCGGTAATCCTCAAATTACTTTTTTCAAAGTAGTTTACCGCAGACATACTAACTTTGCTATGGAAGCTATGGAACAAACCCTCAATGGTACTTCAGACTTTAACAACAAAGTTACATGTCGTGTTTCCCGTAATGGTGATTTAGTCGGTCCCTGTTACGTTGAAGCCACTCTTACCAACGATGTAGCTAACTGCAATCGTGTTGGTTTCCAACTCATCAAACAAGCTGAACTCCGCATTGGTGGTCAAATGATCGACAGACAATCCGGAACATGGATGCATGTATGGACTGAACTTACCAACACAACTGACCAAAAAGCTCTTTTAGAAAAACTCGTAGGTCCCAAAAATTCTGATGGTACAATTGGTAGCGTTACCACCACAATTACTGCTCACATTCCCCTTCAATTCGCTTTCTGCAGAAACCCCGGTCTCGCTCTTCCCCTTATTGCTCTCCAATACCACGAAGTCGAAATCGTCATTGAATTCAACACCAAAGCTAAATGCAGTGCTGCTGGTTCCGCTGGTACCCAAACCATGACCAATGTCTCCCTCTGGGCTGACTACATCTTCCTTGATACCGAAGAACGTAAAAACTTTGCCCAAAACCCCCATGAATACCTTATCGAAACTGTCCAATCTCAAGATTCTTCCCTCAAAGCTGCATCTCTTAACAGCGTCAGACTTACCTTCAATCACCCCACCAAAGAATTAATATGGGTTTCCCGTATGTCTAACCCTGCTGGTGATGAATTCTCTGATTTCGGTTCCGCTGCTGGTACCGACAATATTACTGATGCTAAACTCAAACTTAACGGTCAAGATCGTTTCGCCAAACGTGTTGGTGGATACTTTAACTATGTCCAACCTTACCAACATCACACTGGTAAACCCGACACCGGTATCCAATGTTATTCCTTTGCCATCAAACCCGAAGAACATCAACCTTCTGGAACATGCAATTTCTCCCGTATCGATAACGTCAACCTTGATGTAACAGCCACCAGCGCTGGTACCCTCACTGTTTTCGCTCACAGCTACAACGTACTCCGTGTTGCCTCTGGTATGGGTGGTCTTGCTTACTCCAACTAGATTCATTACTATTATAAAATGTGCAATTGTATCTCAAAATGTTAATTTTAATAAAAATTAACATTTTTTATTTTATTATATAAAAATAAATTATCACTTACTATAATTATGAAAGGAGCACTTATGCAATTAGTTTCACTTGGTGCAGAAGATATTAATATTATTAGAGATCCCGAAATAACATTTTTCAAAACAGTTTATAAAACTTATAATAATTTTGCGATTGAATCAATTGAACAAACATTTGTTGGATCGCCTAAATTTGGATCTACTAATACAGTTAAAATAAGTCGAAAAGGGGATTTGATATCTAAAACTTATTTACAATTAACATTACCTTATCAAGACGATTCTAGTGCTGTTTGGACTAATAGAATTGGTTTTAATATTATTAAAAAAGTCGAATTATTAATTGGAAAACAAATTATTGATCGACAATTTGGTATGTGGATGCATCTTTGGACAGAATTAACTAGTACAGATGAACATAAAAACCATTTAGATAAAATTGTTGGTTCGCGATCATTGGGAACAGAAAATTCTGCTGGTTTACAAGCCAATAAATCTCATACTTTAATAATTCCTCTTCAATTTGCTTTTTGTCGTAATTATAGTTTAGCTATTCCGTTAGTAGCTATTGTTCAACAAGATATTGTTATGAAATTTTATTTTGAAACAAAAAATAATTGTATTCAATCCGGAACAGCACCAGCTGGAGATATAACTAACGTTGGATTATGGGTAGACTATATTTTTTTAGAAAAACCAAATGTTTTAAACATTGTTCAAAATAAACAAGAATATTTAATAGATGTTACCAATCGTTTAGTTAAGAATTTATCTTCTAATGGGATACATAATATAGTATTACCTTTTACTTTGCCCTCTAAAGAATTGATATGGGTTTTAAGAAAAAAGACATTAGCTACAAATACGGATAAATTTACTGATTATACTAATGGAACAACTAGTATGGTAAAGAAAGGACAATTAAAAATAAACGCTGAGAAATTCTTTAGATCGGGTATGCGTAAATTTGATTATTTTAATTATATTGTACCTTTTCAATTTCATAAAGGTAGTCCTGATTTAGGTATTAATGCATTATCTTTTTGTCTAGATCCTGAAAATAGTGAACCCTCTGGATATTTCAATTTTAATAATGTTAATAAAATTTCTTTATCATTAGATACTTTTGAAGGAACAGTTTATGTTTTTTCTTTATCAACTAATGTATTAATCGTTGAGGATGGATATGCTAGACTTAAATATCAATATTAAGATAACTTTAAAGTATAAAAAATAAGTGTTAATATGATTTATTTATTAGATTTAAACATTTTTTTTCTACTATATTTATATTTATGAGTGGAGCTTTATTACAATTAGCAGCTTTAGGATCACAAGATGCATATTTAACAGGAAATCCTGAGATAACTTTATTTAAAAAAAAATATCACAGGTATACACATTTTGCCAGTGAAACTATTCAAGTATCATTTGATGGTGGTTCTATTGATTTTGGTTCAAGTAACGCAGCTACATCTACATTAGAACAATCTGGTGATTTAATATCAAAAATGGTTCTTGTTCTAAAAATTGACGCTGTTACTGATTCTAGTGTAGATTGGGGTTATGTTAATAGATTAGGACATGCTATAATCGATGAAATTTCAGTTTCTATTGGTCAAACAGAAATTGATACTCATTTTGGCGACTGGCTAAATATTTATCATGATATTTATAGTAACAAAAGTCATGAAACTAATTATAATAAATTAATTGGTAATACTTCTGAATTAAAAAAATTACAAAAAAGTCATACTAGTTTAGAATTATTTATTCCTCTTTATTTTTGGTTTTGTAAAAGTACAAGTTCCGCCTTTCCAATATGTGCTATAACTAAACAAAACTTTCAAATTAAAGTTAGATTAAATGAAGCAATAAGTTGTATTAATTATAAGGGTTCGGTTGAACCTACATCACTTCCTACTATATCATCTGGTTATTTACTAGTTGATTATATTTTCTTAGATAACCAAGAAAGAACATTATTTATGACACAAGATCATGAATATTTGATTGAACAAGTTCAGGATATGACTGATAGTGTTACTAGTGTTAATCCAAGATATAATCTTATTTTTGATAAACCATGTAAATACCTATCATGGTATATTAATTTAAAAAGGTATTATCAAAGAACCCCGTTTTTATCTTGGGCTACTGACGATGATTGGGAATTAGCAAAAACGAACTTTTCTAAACTAATCTGGCTTGCTACCAGAAAAGATTTGGATGTATCTGATACAACTAATCCAGTTATTAAAATAAATAGTACTTTTACTAATATTGGAGAATCAATTGATTTGGTCACAGGCGGTTTATCTAAATTAGAAGAATTACAAGCAAAAGTGAAAGCTATCTTTTTATTTGCAAGTGTAAATACAAATAATTCTAATGAATATTTAGCCAAAGCTACAATTGATAATGTAGTATTATTAGAAAGTAGTATAACATATGAAGATATGTCTCTAACAATAGATGAATTAAAAGAAAATGCAACATCATCTACTGTCCATACTACACAATCTACCTTTCTTGATCTTAATACTATCAGCATCATTGATGCTTTTAATTCAGGTAATAATATAAATCGAACTGATAATCCTATTATATCAGCTAATTTACAATTAAATGGTAAAGATAGATTCCAAGAAAGAGATGCTTTTTACTTTAATTATCTAAATCCATATTACTATTTTACTAATAAACCTCAAGATGGTATTAATCTTTATAGTTTTAGTTTAGCACCAACAGAAATCCAACCTAGTGGAACTATTAACTTTGGTCAAATTAATACTAAAGAACTATTAATTAAACTCGGACAAAATAATACTATACCTAGTGATACCTATTTTAGTAAATTCTTTCAAGAAGGTCGTATACGTATATTTGTTTACAACTATACCTTATTAAAAGTATCTCCTAAAAGAAATTTAGTTGGATTAGCATACTAATGTGAAATCACTTTATTTATACTAAATATAAGATTGTCATTACCAGTATATTTAATGGTGTTATATTTCACCTGTTGTTTTTCGGTTCCTGGAATAATTGCCATACTTGTATGGATTAGTATATAAGGATAATCCGTTTCATTATCATCAGCAAGACATTCAAGGGCATATTTTAATTCGCCTTGCTTTGGCCCAAAAAAATCAGGCATTATATTGACACCTTGTTCCGTTTGTGTGCGTGGTGAATCAAGTGGGAATTGTTGATTTACAATAGCAAGTAACTCTTGAAATCTTTCTTTCTTTCCATGAGGACATTCAGTCGCCGACATTAGCTTTATTAATGACAGCGATAATATTATTATTCAACATACTATTTGTAATACTATAGATAATAAATTTATATATCTATCATATAATTAGCACATTTTACAGAAAAATTAATAGTTCGATTAAGCCCAGCACCGGTTATAAAATGACTATGAAATATAGTATCTCCTGCACCAATATAAAGAAGTTTTTTATCATCAATATTAAATGTTTCAGCTACTTGTAGAGCATGTCTAATATATATGGCCCATACATCAAATGAAAATAGATGAGTATTATATTTTTCCTTGTATTTAATTAAAATACTATATAGGTAATTTCTATTAGTATCATCTATTATATTAGAAATAATTTGAAAAATACTATCTAATGTATAATATTTTTTCTTTAATTTATTGAGAAACATTAAATCTTTTTCATTAGTTATATCAATATCAAATTTATTAACAAAACTAAATTCCTTATCATCTTTAACAGTTGTTAATGAACAATAAAAATGATTTTGTTTAAATTTCTTATCTTTTGGATAATCTATTAAATGAACTAGATTATTTTCTGGTATTATCATTAATTGTTTATCAGATACTTTATCGATTTTATTAATATTATCCATCCATGTTGTATCGATATTTTTAAATAAATCTGTTTTTAATCTACCTCCAGTACAATCAAATACTACTTGAAAATTGCCTTTTTTAAATATTTGTTTATAATCATTCCAATCATAATCATTATAGACTATAGGTAGATTATATTCTAATATGGCTTTGGTATATAAGATATATTCTAAAATAAAAATATTAATAAATATACTGTTACGTTCCTTATTATTATCCCATGAATATATTTTTGGAACTAATAAAGATAAATATTTAGATGAAGTTGCAAATGGACGTTGACGTGTATAGGGTTTTCTTAAACCAGGTTTTTCTATCCTACTATCAAATACCACTATATTAACTTTGGGGTAATTATTAAGGCTACCTCTATTATAATATAATTCTAAATAACATCCTAAAAATAATCCAATTGGTCCAGACCCAATAATTGCAATGTTTTTTTTTCCTTTGTCTTTATGCAGACTATCATATAGCTTTTCTTCATCAGAAACATTTGATTTAATCACATAAATTGAAATAGTACTAATAATTTTAAATATCTTGTTCCAGTTTGATACTTTGTTTAATTCATTATTAATTTGATTCAAGTCATTAATAGATACTTCTCTACTATATTTATTATTCCTATCTACATTTTCAGGTATAACAGTATTTTTATAATCTATTTTATTTGTTATTTTATCTTTTTGATAATCAATATAACTATGTGCTAACATATTTACTGATCTAATATCTCTAAAAAAAGGATGTATAGGGCAATTAAATAAATGTTGATATATATAATTTATTTTGTTCTTAATATTTTCCATTTATAATAAATGATATAAT